TTGTGCAAGTGGCCTCGCCAGTGCTGCAAGCAATAACTGCTGCTACCAGTATATCAATCATCCTGCATCTCCTTTAACAATGCTTTGTAAACTTCTGTCGTAACGTGTACGTCTTGGGCGCAGTATGCCAGCATGTCCTCGTTAAAATCAACCCACGCGTTATCTTGCTCGCCATACTCGCCTTTGAATAACCCGAGGCGGTAGCCCCAAGCCTTCAGGCTATGCGGCCCTACTTTCTGTGGCAGCCCTTCTGGACGCTCACGGTCGGGATTCAGCAGCCGCGACATCACCAGCGTATCAATCACCATCTTAGGCTTAGGGAACGGATCATGGTCATATATCGGCAAGACTTTCTTGCACCATTTATCAATAGCAGGCAGATCGAACGAGATGATGTTGTGCCCGATAACGACGTTGCCGTCAATCATGCCAGCCATGTCAGCGAAGTCGATGATCTCGCCTGGCCGAAACTCTGTGACTTCACCTGTCAAGTAATTCTTGACTACTGCACAGTGGATAGTGGTCATCTGGTCAAGCAGTCCATCTGTCTCGATGTCCAGCACGTACATATTAGTAGTCATAGTTCATCGCTTCCTTTATTACTTCTGCCGCTAATTGCGGAACTACGGCATTTCCGTAGGCGCGGATGCTGCCCACTCTATGGGGTAGCCCATCAATACCCGAGAAATCTTCTTGTGGCAAATGACGAAGTTTTCCATCTGCTCCTTGCTTGGTGTAAAAGGCGCTTCTCCAAAAATGTGCATCCAAAGCACCCTGGTTGTCACATCCTTCCTCAGCCCCCCATCCGGTCGGTACATGCTGGTTGAAAGATTTGCATGGTCTCTGTAATCCCTCGTTGTCGGGGTAGGCCAGCCTTGCGGCAACCCAAAGTCGCTGTCGGATGTGCGGTGCGCCGACGCTACAAGCTGGTAGTACGACCGCCCCCGTGGCGAAGCCTTCTGCTTCCAGTGCATCGAGTAGATCATCGAGCCAGTCGTCTTTTCGGATTGCGGCTGCAACTTGCTCGCCAAACACCCAAGTAGGCCGGATGGCTGCGACCAGCCTGAGCCAGTGAGGTGCGAGGTGTCGCTCGTCGCTGTAACCGCCGCCTTGTCCGGCTGTGCTGAATGGCTGGCAAGGTGGGCTTCCTGTGACAATGCGCTCTGATTCACTGACTCCAGCAAGTCTAGCTGCAAGTGCCCATCCGCCGATTCCTGCGAAGAAATGGTGCTGGGTGTATCCTTTGAGTTCTTCTGGTTCAACATCAGTAATGCTCCGTTCATCTACATCGCCAGGTGGAAGGTGCCCAGCATCAATCAGGTTTCTTAGCCATTGGGCGCAGTAAGGCTCCCACTCGTTGTAATAAACTTTCATGTTTGAAACCAGCCCCCGCTTTCCTCAATTTTTACTAATGCCTCTTCTAATGAGACAGGGCTTTCTCCCCTCTTCTCAATCTCTTCTGGGCCAACATGAAGAACCTCTGCCCACTTTCCATCAGCCCCTTCTGCAATAACGGCCCCGCCTTGCACCTCGTTCTCGTAGTGCTTGTTAGTCAAGTCACATTCCGTAACCATCTTTTTAATAATCATATTCCATCTGCTCCGCTTCTAGTCTGCCAGTGCTAGGGTTCATTCTAAGCACATCCGCAGCGCCAGTAAAGCCCCATTCCCGTGATTTCTTCACGTTAAGGCGCATACGCCCCTTCGTCTCATCCTCTGTCTGCTCAGGTTCAATAGCGACGATGTTGAATGATAGCTGCTCAAAGCTGCCAGACCCACGGGCCATAGCCGGATCAATGTACAGCCACTTGGCGTCGTGCAGTTCGTCCTTGACGTACACCTTCTGGTCGAACCGCTTGATATGGGCGACCATGATAACGTGACTGCCTGTTGCAGCACAAAACGCGGCTACTTCTGATAGCACGTTGTCGATCAGCTTCCGCTCGTTGTCTCGGTCGTCGTGCGAAAAGACAATGCTAATGTGATCAAAAATAAAACGAGTAACACCTTGACTGCGATAATACCGAAGTAGGTGGAGAAGCCTGTCAACATTAATGCGCCCAGCAGCACCGAGAGATATAAACCAAGTGCGCCCGTTATTGATAAGAGCATCGTAGCTTTCCTTGATCTTGTCTTGTGGAACAATACCAGTATCCAGCCTGTAGCGTGGCAAAGGTACATCGTTGTCAATGGCGATCAATCGCTGTGCAGCTTTCTTCAAGTCCTCTTCTAAAAAAAGCCACGCAACTTTTTCATCAGTATGCTTTATTAACTCGTACCCAATCTCGGCAACCCAAGTTGATTTGCCTACGCCCGGAGGTGCCATGACTGTTGTTAATTCACCATCACGAATCCCTCCGATCTTCCTGGAAAATTCAGGAAAACGGCGCAAGTCGTGACCACGCTTGATAGGCTCCGACACCATATCAAGGCTGATCTCACTGCCCGGAATCACAAGTTCAGGCTGGTAGTCCTTAGCCCGACTGACTGCCTTGTATATCTCGCCCTGCTTGCCTTGCTTGAGCGCGTCGTTAGCGTCACTAATCCCTTCAGGCCATTCACCAACCTTAATATTTACCTCTGTCGAGTAAAGATCCGCGAATTTTTCAACGCCTTCGCGNCCNTGNTCNTCNTTGTCAAATANNAGNAGTANGCCNTCAAANNNAGTGATAAAGTCCCAAGCTTCACGTTTCTCCACGCCACCACAACCTGCGCCGTTCGGCAGCGAAAGTACCGTATAGTCCTTGCCCCTGTCGTGGAACGCTTGCCAAACTGCGAGTGCGTCCTCTTCTCCTTCTGTGATAATCGCGAATTTTCCGCCTCGCGTAAATACCGACTGACCAAATAACCCAGCATAATCACCTACAATCTCCATGTCGCGCTTTTTAAGAGCGTTTTTCCTTTTCCATCCGCCATCAACCCCGGATGGGAAAAATATCGCTTGCTTGTCTGGCTGACCATCCTCTGGTCGTACAGCTTGACGGATTCCAAACCGCTTCGCCGTCTCTGGCTTAATGCCTCGATGAGAAAGATCTGCCAGACCGTATTGTTCAATTTCTTCTGGCGTGTACATACTGCCTCTAACTCTACTTTTATGATACGTTTGTGTACTGTTCCCGTCCAGATGAGACTGGCTGACGTAACCGCAATTACTGAAACAATACCCGCCGTGGTCTTGATACAAAGCCATGCTATCGCTTGATCCGCATTTAGGGCATGGCAACCCCGTCCTTGCGTACTTGCTCATGTCTACCGTCCTGTTGAGCCAAACCCGCCAGCGCCGCGCTCACTTCCGCCAAGCATCGGGTGCTTTGAAGTGAAGTCTACGCAAGGCGAGTTATTGTAAGGCAGGACAATTAGTTGTGCAATACGATCAAGCGCGAAGAAAGTGACATTTTCTGATCCGTGGTTTTTGAGAATAACTTTCAACTCGCCTCGATAATCTTCATCAATGACACCACCCAAAACTTGGATACCGTAGAGGTTGGCGAGACCTGAGCGGGATTCAATCTTGCCATAGTGCCCATCAGGCAAGTGCAGGATAATCCGAAGAGGGACTAGCTTCTGTTCACCCGAAGGCAGGTCAAACATGAAAGGCGTAAACAGGTCTAGTCCCGCAGCCTTAGCGCTGCCTCGAAACGGAACATGAGCAAAACTGGATAGCAATTCAACGCCGATATTTTTCATAGCAATATCTCCTAGCCTTTTTGGCTTGTCTTTCAATAATCTCGCTTACTAGCAGGAATAGCGCTGGCATTCCAATTATCAGCGCAACGCCCCCTCCTACCCAAATTAAACAGGCAACGCCGACGATTAAAACCACCGCCGGCAATGCCCCATAGCTGCTCCAGCGCAACATCAATCGCCCAGGCTATCCTCTAGATATTCGTACTTATCTTCGATAGTATCAACAACCATGTCGTCGAAAATACCTAGCAGCTTTACGGCCATATTGTAGTAAGTGTTCAAGTCACGATTGCCTCCCTGAGAATGTTCTCGCAGCGTGTCGAGAATGTTACCAACCTCTTCACGCTCTAGCAACTCATCCCGCAACGTATACCAATGATGATCGAAGTCCATAGCGTTATCCGCCATACGCTCCCGGTGCATTGCCTCACCCTCCGAGAAAGACTCTAGGCGTTCCCACTCGTCAGCCGCTACATCGCTCTGGCAAGGAGTGGCGTTCGAGAACGTGTTAACAAATTTCATGGTCAGATACCTCTTTTGACAACGTAGATAGAGATAGAGATAGTATATGTTAGATAGTATATATATATCTATATATTATCTATCTATCTCTATCTATAGAGTTTAGGGNANCTTACTTTTCTTGTCAAGCCCCCCCCCTTATGTCCAAACAATTTCAACATCCTCTGCCTCGACGGGGAACCCCCGGACGGTCAGGCTTGGCCCTTTTGTCCCTAGTTCGTCTGATTCCTCGTTGTAAATTTTATACAAAATACAGCATGTTGCGAGCGATGGCTTGTTTTCAAGCGCAGCACTGATGGCAGAATCGACCGCCGCCTGTTTTCCCTGAACAGGCTCGCCCATAACGAATCCGTCTAGCGTCTTAGCCACCGCCACCCAGCAAGTCTGGTCGTTGATCGGTTGCATCGTCTACAATCCTCTGTGTCGTGTTGTATTGGCCTACCCTGTGGGATGGCCTAGGCTAACGCCTGATCTCTTTGTGTGCGGCTTCTCTGAGCGCCTCACGGGTGAATGGACGCCCAGAAGCAGCCCTTTGTTGCGTCACTCAACCATAGCAGCGTCAAGCATCGCTGCAATGTCACCCACTGGGGACTCAATCGGATACCGATGGCTTTTGTCGGCCTTGCCGCATGATACCTTAACGCTGCGGGTTTCAGTATCGACGATAATGGTCGGATCTCCGACAGACAGTAAAAGTTCACTCGCCTTGATATTACCTGACCGACTGTGGCGGTGAGATATATACAGCGCGTTAGAA